GGTATATAACCGGGTGTGTATCCATTCAGGGACAGTATGGTTGCCACGGATGTTCCGTATAGAATCTCCAGAGCTGTAAAGGTATCTTCATCTCTCCATCTGTGCAGTGCCAATTTGTCTCCATCACTTTGGTACGCGCCTATAGCTACACGGGTACCATCATCCGACATTGAGACTGACCATCCAAAGTTGTCGCTAATTGCGTCACCGTTGATGCTGGAACCCACCTGTGTCCAGACACCTCCCGTGTACTGGTATACTTTAACACGACCAGACTGGTACTTACCTGAACCACTACTACCCGGTGCCCCTGTGGCTACAATCCAGGAGGGTGAGGCTGTTCCCCGAGCGAGTCCTACGGACCACCCAAACTTATCACCCACTGTTTCACCAACGATATCGGTGCCTATTTTATTATAACTAACACTACCATCGTATTCGTATATTCGAATGACACCTGTGTTTGTGTTGTAGCTATACCCACCTGCGGCTATAGTATGTCCATTATTTGACATAGAAACCGCAGAGCCCGAAGATGGATCATCTATATCACTTGTACCTCCACCAAGTAAGTTCCATGAGCTCGTTGAAGTACTGTACGTGTATACGCGCACGTGTTCCGCGTTGGGGGCACCGATGGCTAAAAATAAACCATCTTCGGAGGTGGCCACTGCAAACCCTGAGTTATCCCCAGCGGCTTCACCATCGATATCTGTTCCCAATTGAGACCAGGATGTCGTACTCTTAAATACGTTGCCTGTGAATGTTATATCTCCCTCTACGTGGAGGGCTGAGGTTGGCACCACCGTCCCTATCCCAAAGTTCCCCAAGGAGTCCAACTTGACACGTTCGAGACCCCGAGTTTTTAGAGTTATATTTTGATTAGAAATGTTTGAGGTTGAACCACCCATAGAGATTTCAGAGACCTTGGAGGTCGCTGGATTTGAGGTTTGACCAGCTTGTAGTTTGAGTCTATGACCCCCATCTTCGACGGTGGCTTCAGTCTCCTCTGTGTCTGCATGTAAAAGGCTTGTTCTGGGAATGGTAAATGTTAGATCTACATCCTGTTCCACACCAACTTGGTCTGTGCGTGTAGCTGATTGTATAGGCTTGGCGTCTAATGCCCGCGTGTAAATTTGTTCTGCGAGTACAAGACTTCTCGGCATCACCACTTACCATAGTATCCGAAAGTTATTTGACATGGATGACACCATCTCAGAAGACTTTTAGTTTTATGTGATACATCTTACCTTAGTATGTGAATGTAACTTCATCTACACCACCTTCAGTTATTTTTACAACTTTACCATCACTGTGTTCTGAAATGAATTCGATAAATACGTTGTAATTCCCCAGCTGTGATAGCGTCCCCGATGGTTTAATAAAGAGGGTTGTTGGATTGGTCGTCACAACCGAAGACCATGGGTTTGTATTCGTGTTTCCAAATACAGAGGCAGGGCCCTTGGCTACATTCAGGGGTGTCCCACCAGTTCTATGTCCACCACTTGCTTCTATGGATATCGTACTCACTTCATTATCGGCTTGGATCAGGTGAGCTACGATTTTAGCGTAGAATACATGTTGTGAAAAAACGATTCCAATAGTTGCTGCCGTTGGGGTAGCTCCACTTCCCATATCACCCGTGAAGCTGTACGTTTTTTTAGTGACACCCCCCGTGTTTGTAATGATACCACCGGTTGCTATGAATGCAGTATCGGTGTTTGTAAACTGGATCACATTGGATGTGGTGTTTCCATTATCAGAGACATCTTGGAGGGTAGTGACGAGCCCGGTGAGTTTGCTTCCATCACCGTAGTAGCTATCTGCCACCACATTTCTAGTGACGACGAGGACATTGGACCCCACATCGTCGACGTAGAGGTTGGATCCTACATTTAGAGTGTGGTTAGTTGATACATTGGCTATACCGACATTTGAGGACGTCGTAAGTTCCCCGAGAACATCCAGGGTTTCGTTAAAGGTTGCATTATTTTGAACGACAAGATTACCTCTTAGATCTATGAGCAATCTATGATCCGGATCTTCGTAGTGTAAGATGTGATTGTCGGTGAATGTGTTTTGTGTGTAGCTCATAGAAAATCTATGTTCATCGGCGTGGTAGATGAGGGCAACGTTGGCGTACTCCCCGTCGTCTTTATGTTCCATCATGATACCCGTGTCCAGGTTGTGGACGGCATTATTCGCCCCGATACCGAAAATACGATCTTCTATGGTGACACTTGTAGATGACACGACTGTGTTGTTACCACCGAGTGTTATGTTCCCCAAAAATTCAGCTTCGGATGCAGAGATTACATAGGTCCCCCCAGAGGTTACGTAGACTGGTGATTGAATAAATGTGCCATCATTGTCGACCATGGGTAGGTATTTATTGACGGAATCTGCGAGACCAGATACGGAGATGTTTGAACCAACTTCCAGGTTCGCGGTGGTCACTAGACCGGTGGTGGCATTTGTAAATTGAATTGTATTTGAGGTGGTGTTCCCAGTGTCTGTGACCTGTTGGAGGGTTTGGAGTTTGGTCAGAACGTCTGCGGGATCCATTTTTTCAAATGTGTTTCCGCCACCATTTGTATAGATGTGTGGAGGTTGGGTGGTGACTACCTGAGCGTTTGGAATGGCATTTACACGACCAACGCCGGTGACATCAATGACACCCGTAGATGCGTGAGGTTTAACTACGAAACCAACATTCTGAATGAGATCAGTTTCAGCTACGACGTTACTCACATAGACGGTTTCACTAGATACGAAGTCGTCTGTGTTTAACCCATCGGCTCTACCAAATGTGACGATAAGACCGACATCATTTACAGTCAAATCTTGATAGGCTACACCCAATGCGGGCATGGTGGTTGAACTATCCGATCGAGCTTTCCGTACATCGACAATATTATTACCCGTATGCCCTACCCCATATACGACATCACCTTTACTTATTGTTTCTAGTGCCTTAGCTTCTAAAAATGTATGATTTTGTAGCTGATTGGTCCAATTTGTGCCATCGTACACGAGTATATCTTCATTTTGGGCGGTGGTCAGTGTTACGTTTGCCAATTGATTCAAATTTACTTCGACATTGGAGATGAGGTCAGTGGTGAAGGCGGTGTGTGCATTGGTGAATTGGAGGGTATTGGAGGTGGTGTTTCCATTGTCGGATACGTCTTGGAGGGTCGTGACGAGACCAGTGAGTTGGCTACCATCACCTAGGTAGGTGGTGGCTGTTACATTCCCACCCACGACGATGTTACTCACCGTGACTAGACCCGTGGTTGGGTTTGTAAACTGAACCACGTTGGATGTGGTATTCCCCTGATCGACGATGTCATTTAATGTTGCTGCGATGTTGGATAGGAGTCCACCATCACCTAGAAATGTTGTGGCCGTCACATTGCCACCAACCACTATGTTACTATCGACTACGAGTCCCGTGGTTGGGTTTGTAAACTGAACCACGTTGGATGTGGTATTCCCCTGATCGACGATGTCATTCAATGTTGCTGCGATGTTAGAGAGGAGTCCACCATCACCCAAAAAGGAGGTGGCTGTCACATTACCACCAACCACTATGTTACTATCTACAACGAGTCCCGTGGTTGGGTTTGTAAACTGAACCACATTTGATGTGGTGTTTCCATTGTCGGATACATCTTGAAGGGTCGTGACGAGCCCTGTGAGTTTGCTTCCATCTCCATAGTAGGACCCGGTTGTCTGTACATTCCCGGTGACGACGAGGACGTTGGAACCCGTGTCGTCTACGTACAGGTTGGAGCCCACATCCAGGGTGTGTGAGGGTGCACCGTTAGCTATACCAACATTGGAGAGGGTTGTAAACCCCACGAGTGTATTATTAAACGACACTGTATTTGAAGTGACGTTTCCATTTTTTACGGCTGCTTCGAGATCAAAGTCCAAGATATCCTCTGCGACAGCGCCAGAGTCCATGACTTCTTTGGTGGTCTGGTTGTATGCGAGAATCGTGATACTCCGATCTCCCAAATCTGTGCGTTGGCGGAGGGGTGTCATGTAGACTGAGCCCTCGGATGAGGCATTGATGGCTTGATCACTGGCATTGAAAACAATTGTATTTTCAGCCTGATCTTCTAAACAATTTTTACCAAACCTAATTTTAGTGGATCTCTCCACGGTCGGTAAGTTCTTAACCATTTAATATAGATTGGTATTTTAATTTGCGTACAGGAGACCGGCCATACCATTTTCCACCCGAAGTATATTGTAGTTGACTGCGTATATGGGGTGATTGATGGGCATCGTTTCGCTCATTATTTTGACTGAATTGAGGCGACTAAAATTGAGTGTCCCGGTGGGTTGGAGGGAACTTGTTGAAAGACAAAAACAGTATAGAAAAAAGTCGGGTGAAGTCACAAAGTTTGTGTGATAATAGTTCATGACATCTATAAAATGTGGTTTCCCCCACCTATAGTTGCTCACATCGATCCCATTGATGTTCAACTTTACTTTATTTTGGGGGGAAGTGAGGGCGCCGTCTGTCGTGGTGTCTGAGGATGCGAGGTATTTCACTGGGTGATTGAATGTGAGTTCTTGAATGAGTTGGTGGGAGGCGATATTCTTTTGGACTTGGGTGATGAGAAGATCATGTTTTCGGGTGGCGAATTGACCCCGTTCTTCGTTATCCAGGTAATAATAGTTTGCAAATAATTCCACGTTGTAAGAGCTGGCGGCTGGTCCCCAGTGAATTCTGATCTCAACATTGTGGTAATTTAGGGCTACTAGGGGGAGTGCACACTGTGGTCCCTCACAGAAGAAGAACCGTAGGGGGTAAAAGTACGATCGAGCACTCACCCCAGGGTGTGTGCCACTTGAACTTTTAGAGACGTTTTGGGCGAACGTATCGATGGCAATTTTTTCGGTAAAGATTGAATCTTGGCAATCTATGACGGAGCCGCCGATGAGAAGTTCCACTTTATCGATGATGGTGTCCCACCTCTGTATATCGAGGGCTTGGGTTGTATCATCCATAGTAAAATACGCGTACCCGAGAAGATCGCCAGAACGTTCGAATTGAACGCTGGACATCGAATTGTTTTTCACCGCTCCATGGATGGTTTGTTTTTCGATGGACTGTGAAAAATTAGCATGTCTTTTGAATGTTGAACTAAAGAAGGATATTTCCGGGTTGCCCACAATATATTCATCCTGGGCACCTATAGCGATCAATTGAACAATACCAGCAGACATGGTATACTACTCTAAGGGGAGAAAATTACAGATTGGGTTTTCTACACACGAAGCGGAGGACTATAAAATTATTTTCGGCGGGACTTGGTGGTTTAATGAGAAGACCATCCTGATTTCTTATTTTAACTGTTAAACGACTAATTGTTCGAATGGGATTTATATACTGGGTTACGATTGGATAGTTGTCTCTAAAACTAATTATTCCAATATCATCAGTTGTTACGAGGCTCGCAAAAGAACCCCTTATCATACTCATGTCAGACTGCCCCGTGAGAACATTTGATGCTCGGTCAGAGAAAATGGAATCAAGTTCTTCTATAGAAATATAGCAGTGTTCACTCCCATTTGACGGGGTAACTGTGTTAATTCGAGCGGCAATAAGTCTAGCCTGAACAACATTGTGAAGTGGTTGGTTCAAAAAACATGTAAATGTATTTGCACTGGACTGACCAATTGTATCAACTGTAATTGTGTGATACTCATAATTGAGATCAGGAATCATCTCTGTTGGCGATGTGATGAGAGCCATATATAGTTAGTTTAGATTAAAGATCCACCGATTCCTTCGACAATCTTATAGGAAGCATGGTCACCTACAAGCTTTTGGGCGCCACAGAGACCACCTGGGGTTAGGCTCTTGGTGTAGGGGCTGTCTTCCTTACCGGATCCTGGTACACAGTCCATGCGGTTCTCGAGGTCGAAGATGGATTCATCGCTGACAATCTCGATCTCGATTGGCTTGGGCTGGTATTTGCTGCTTTTCCTCATGATACCTAGAACAGATATGATTGAGAAAAGTATGACGATGGAAGTGATAGCATTCCTATTGGTCTTATTGAACTTGAACATTTATAATGTATCAACATTTTTTATAAACTGCGTTAAAGGTAATTTTTTTAGTTTCTACATAAAGAGTAGATGGATGAAGAAATAATCATCGACCGTGGACACACGACTGTTATGAAATTAGACGCTGACGAGCAGGCCCTGATGGATGAAATAGAGATTTCAGCCCCCCGTCCCCAGCCTGTACCCAGACCCGCTCCTTATCGACCCCAGCGACCTGTGCACCAAGAACAGGAAACGATGGACGCCTTTGTAAACCCCAACAAGCAGACCGCCCCAAGGCAGCCCATGCAGGAGGAGGAGATTGATTACGGTGAGGAAAAACCAGCATTTTACGACGACGAGCCCCAGATGGGGGAGGGTCCATCAGGTGAGCAACCTTCTAAGGGGTACACGTCGGTTGATGAAGAGAAGTCCGATCTCATCAACAAATTGGCACGCTTGGAGAAGAAGGGGTTCTCTGTGAATAAGCGCCTCAACGCATACTCAAATGTTGAGGAACTTAGGGCTGAGGTTAAGAGGATTACCTACAGCATCGATGTGGAGCAGTCTATTCGTTTCTCTAGGCGAATGCTTGTGGCGTGTGTGACTGGTCTAGAGTTCCTCAACAAGAG